AAGACCAGCATCTTTCAATTATGGGGGATATTGTCTATAGAGAAAAGCCAGTCTCTATGGAGCAGTTTATTCTGGATGAAAATTATCTGAATCAAGGTAGGGCTATTTTTCCAAACCTGGTACCTCTCCTTAGTTATGTAGATGACCCTAACATTCGTAAGGCATTTTTCTTAGTAGGCCGAGGGGCCGGTAAGTCTACCAGTAGTGCGATTCTGTTAGCTAGGGGTATCTACAAGCTATGGTGTTATCGCGATGCTAGAGCTTTTCTTGGGGCTATTCCTGGAAAAGAAATAGTAGTTATCAACGTTAGTGTTTCCGAGACTCAAGCTAAAGAGGGCGTGTTCTCTATCTTAAAGGCTATTATCTCTAATTCTCCGTGGTTTCGTGACAAGTTTGAGATCCAGCAGAGAAAGATTTTTTTCGACGGTAATTTTGTGGCTATTTGTGGGCACTCAAGGTCTACCTCATGGCTTGGGTTTGATATTTTTACTGGCGTGCTTGACGAGGCTAATTTTCTTCTAGACAGGAAAGATAAGAGTAATGCAGATGTTCTTTATACTGCATTACAGAAGTCTGGAGTTACTAGGTTTCCCCATCACTATAAGATGGTAGCTATTTCCAGCGCTAAAGAGGATGGGGATTTCATGACTCGTAAGATTAAGCCCATTAAGGATCGTAGGTATTCTAGGGTTGTTGTTCCTGGCCTTGAGGGGTTGTTGAAGTTTCGTCGCAGGAAAGATAAAGAAAGTGCCTAAGCTTAAAGACGGCAGGATTGTTACTAGGGCGTCTAGGTTTATGAAGCCGCCGGAGCTTGTGTACAAGAAACTCCCTGCGAAACTTACCAGAGAAAACTTCCCTACCGAGTTTTTCAGGGCCGACGATGAGTTTGCTGTGGTTGGCCCTACTTGGGATTTTTCTCCGAAGGTTACGATTAAGGATTTTAGGCTAGAGTACAGTAAGAAGCCTGACGAGGTGGCTAGGGATATTGGTTGCCGTCCCACGATGACCTCTGGGCAGAGATTTTGCCGGAATCCGAACCTGGTGACGGAGCGGGCTAACCAAGAAAGAAAAAATCCTCTAAAAAAAGATGGGACGATAGAGGACTGGTTTCGTCCAGGGGACTTCGAGTACGTGGCGGCGTATGATATTGGGATTAAAAGAGATGGGGCGGGCTTCTGCTTGGCTCACTATGATTATGAACTCGATAAAGTTGTCTTGGACCTCATGGAATATCGGGAAGCGGTCGACGGCAGTGAGATTTCGTTTGAAGAATTGCGCTCGATCACTTACGATTTATGGGATAGAGGATTTTTTATCGCTTGTGTCGTAGCTGACACTTGGCAGTCTCAGGAAACGCGCCAACAGTTTGAATGCAAAGGGTTTGTATTTAAGTTTGTCTCTGTGGACAGGAGCCCGGCTCCTTATGAGACTCTGCTAGATCTTCTGGTGGAGGACAAGCTTGACTACTATCCCCATCCCGTTTTCGACCTTGAGTTTAGCAATCTCTTGAGGTTAGGTAGGAAGATCGATCATCCGGATAACCTACACAAAGATTTGAGTGACGCTGTAGCGGCAGCAGTCTATACCATCATGCAGGATTATCGCGCCTCACCTGCTATTGGGTGAGACCATGGCTAGACGGGGAGGGCGCCGAGGTAGGCGCGTTTCCGCTCATGCAGAGGTTTCGGAATTAGAGAAGGCAGAGCATGCCTTTGCTGTCTACTCTGATTCTTACAATCTGTACGATCAGAGTATTTGGGAATCGGAAGCTAACAAAGGGGATGTCTATAAGGACTCTGTGTGGGCCTTTGTTGCTATTCGAGCGATAGCGATAGCTGCAGCTTCCATTCGGTGGGCCTTGAAAAAGAGGTTGCCGGGGCCTGGGCCTGACGAAGAACTTTTTGACCATCCTTTACTCACCCTAATTGAGAAGCCAAACCCTCATTTCACTAGGTATGATCTCGTAGAGGAACTCATTTGGCAGTACTCTTTGGAAGGCTCTGGGTACGTTGAGATGGTTCCTTCTAGAAGAGGCGCGGCCGACTTGAATCGGCGGTTTCGCCCAGTGGCTCTCTACACTTTGAAGAGTAAGCATGTATCTCCTATTCCTGACCCTAAGACTAGGGTTTTGGGGTACAATTATTCACCAAACGGGGATCTGATCCGGTTTAATCCTTGGGAGATCATACAGGTAAGGGCGTACAATCCTGAGAATGATACGGATGGGTATTCTGCTTTTAACACTGCTAGAAATTCTGTAGATGTAGACCGTGATACGCAGGTATACAGTAAGAAGTTTTTTCAGAACGGGGCTTTTCCGAGTGCTACGCTAGAGACTGACAGGATATTGCCTAAGCCTCTGCAGCAGCGTGTGCAGTCTGAGTGGAAAAGCAAGTTTGGTATTCGAAAGAATCCCCATGAAGTAGCTCTCTTGATGGCGGGGCTGAAGTACAAGCCTATCTCTTTTACCTTTAGAGATATGGATTTTGAGAAGCTTCGTAAGTTGTCGAGAGAAGAAATTCTTGCTACGGCCGATGTCCCTCCCCTTATCGTTGGTCTTTTGGACGGAAGTTCATGGGCTAATGCTCACCAGCAGAAACTAGATTTTGTAACTAACACAGTTGGACCTATTCTACGCAAGATCTTTGAGCGGTTTAACATGGATCTTGCTTCCAGGTTTGGGAAAGATCTGTATTTTGAGCCTGACTATGTTTCTTACCTTAGGTCGCCTGAGCAGGATGAAGGGAATGAGCGTAGAGCCAGGGCGATGTTTAAGGATGGCCTTATTACGAGAGATGAAGCTCGTGACATGGCTGGGTTTGGTCCCGCTTCAGATGGTGGGGATTTGTTTGTTGATGATTTGAGAGATCTTCGTAACACCGGGAGTAATTTAAGGGCGAGGTCTAGCCCGTCACAGTCTATGGATGGAGAGGAGAGGCCTCTTTCTGATCTTCCGGATTCTCCTTCTCGTGCCCCAGATGTGGAGAATAGACCTAGGAACAGGTTTGATTTAGCTTTTGATGTGGAGCTTAGGGAGTACCAAAGGGGTATACGCGAGGGGGTTTATAAGCTTCGTGACAAGTATAAGGAAGATCTGACTACTTGTCTGTACGATATGTTTTCTGCGCAAAGTAGGTCTTGTGTTGAAAAGCTGATGAAGGCGGATGGCGATGAGTTTTTAATCGAGTCTGTCTTTGACGATGATTTGTATTCTTATTTGAGTTCTATCTCTAGCGGTTACGTTAACGGGTTTGTTGGTGTTCTTCTTCCGCTGGCTAAGGAGGCCGCAGAGCTTACTGTCTCTTCTCTGCTAGGCTATGAGAGTGTTAGCGATTCTTCTTTTGTGGAAGAACTGTATTCGTCGGTCACAAGGGCCGTAAATGACATTAACAGAACTACCACGGGTAGGGTTGCCAAATCTCTTGAGTCCGGCAAGATGGTGTCTAAGGGGGAAGCTCAGACACTAGTGGTTTCTACTTTTGAAGAATGTGCTATTGATAAGTCGCGGTTGCGCACAGCGGTTGATAGCGAGATAACTAGGGCGGTTAATCTCGGTGTGCAGGCAGCTTTGGAAGCGAATGGGTGGATTGCCAAAACTTGGGTATGTGGGAGTGGGGATAGTAGAGATAGTCATGCTGCTATGAACGGAGTTACCGTTGAAGTTTCCGAGTGCTTCAGCGTGGACGGAGAGTCTCTTCTTTATCCTGGTGACTATTCTGGATCTGCTAAGAATATTTGTGGTTGCACATGCACGATAGTTCCTGGGGTGCCTAGTGACTTGAACAAGTATGTTGAGCACAAGACTAGGCAGGCTATTTCCAAACCGTATTCTGGGCCTGACGATAGCAGTCTGCCTAAGGATATAAAGAGGCTTCCCAAGGATAAGAGAGAAGTATTCGTAGCTACTTTTAATTCTGTGCTTTCCGATAGTGGGGATGAAGGAAAGGCATTTAGGGTAGCTAGAGCTGCTGCTATTAGAAAGGACATGGTTGGGAGTAATGGGAGGATTAAATGAATAGCCCCATCAAGAAAGAGTGCAAGTTTCTTAAGCAGGATGAGGGCAAAAGGCTTGTATACGGAGTTGTGTATGAGCCTGACGAGGTTGATTATGACGGCGACTATGCCTCTGCTGAAGACATAGAAAAAGCGGCCCATGCTTTTCTTTCTGATGTACGCGCCATAAAAGTGCAACATCTAGTTCCTAATGATGGTATTTCTATTGTTGAAAGTTACTGTGCTCCTGTTGATTTTTCTTTGGGTGCCGAGCCCGTTAAAAAGGGGGCTTGGGTTATGGTTGTTAAGGTGTGGGATGATGAGGTGTGGAAACTTGTTGTTGATGGGACGCTGACCGGATTTAGCATGGGCGGGTTTGGCAGCCGAGTTGCTGACAGCTCTCGGGAAGGGAGCTAAATATGCCCAGACTAGTCGATATTATGGTGACGGAAGTGTCTCTGGTCACTAAGGCCGCTAATAAGCGGAAGTTCCTTTTGTTCAAGAGTTCGGGAGAAAGTCAAATGGACGGACAGCATTTGGAACCTCTCCGGAAGGCTATCGAGGAGCTGGGTACTAAAGTAAACTCTCTGATCGAGCAGCCTAAGTCGGAGGAGTCGGTGTCGGTTGTCAAAGCGCTTGATGGGTTTGTGAAGTCTATTGAAAAAGCTTTTGGTAGCGCTGAAGCTGATCTGAAAAGCGCCATTGCTAAGGCGGAGTCTCTTGAAAAGCAGGTTGGAGATCTGACTAAGGAAAGAGACGAGCTGAAGGCTAAGCTCGACGAGAGCGCAGGTCAGGTTTCCGACGAAGTGATGGCTTTGGTCGATGAAGTTTCTAAAGCTATTCCTTCTGAAGAGGATGTTCAGTCTCTCGTCAAGGAGTGTATTGAAAAGGTTACGGGCATCAAGTCTGAGTAACCTATTCTACGTGAATGAATGGAGGTACATTTCAAATGCCCACGGTTGAAGACCTGAAGAAGAAAACGGCTGAGATTTCTGATGCCGTTAAGAACAGGGGGATGAACCGTGAGAACGTAGAAAAGATGGCGCAGGATCTTCTACAGGCTTCTCACGGTAGTTCTGACGAGGTTCGCAAGGGCCAGTTCCGTGCGATGGACAGCCATGACGAGATTTTCAAGGGCGTGAACGACCCTGAAGATTTCATCATCAGCAAGTCTATCGATCCAGAGGTCTCCGAGTTCCAGAAGTGGCAGGATGATGTTCTCATTCTTTCTACCCTTCTGTCGAAGACCTACCCTTCTCAGGATGTTTGCAATCCTCGCACTCTCAAGACGTGGAAGAAGGGCGAACGTCGTTTTTCCAAGTTCATTAAGGCGATGAGTGACACGTCTGGCAGTGGGCAGGACTGGATTCCCACGCTGTTCAGCTCCCAGCTCATCGACGTGTTCCATCTGGAGCAGCGGGTTGAGGCTCTGTTCGACGCCATTGATCCGATGCCCAGCGACCCGTTCAAGATCCCCATCGTGAGTTCTGAGGGGTCTATCAAGATCATTGCTGAGTCCACTAGCGATTCGGCTAGCAAGATCACCGCGACTACTCCTGGCACTAGCAACATTACGCTGGAGACCACCAAGCTTGGTATCCGGATGGTGTTCAGTGAGGAGCTGAGCGAGGATAGCATCATCCCCATCATGCCGTTCTTGAAGCGTCACCTTGGCAAGATCATGGCGCTTGGCATGGAGGATGCTATTATCAACGGCGATACGTCTACGACCCACATGGATACGGACGTTACGTCTGCCACGGACCCGCGCAAGGCGTGGAACGGTCTTCGGGCTATCTCTTGGGACGTGAACGCTGCTGGCACCACAACGGCTCTGGATGTGGCCGGTGCTCAGCTTGCCCTGGTCCATGTTCGCACTATCCGCGGCTACCTCGGTAAGTACGGCGCAGACCCTAGCAATCTTGTCTACATCACGTCTCCTACCGGCGCTCTTCAGGTGATGTCGATTACCGAGCTGGTTACGCTGGACAAGTACGGTCCGAACGCGACTATCCTCAAGGGCGAGGTTGGCCGCATCGACAACGTGCCTGTCGTGATCAGTGAGAAGGTGCGTGAGAACCTTAACGGTTCTGGTTTCTACGACAGCACCAGCACTGACAAGACTCTGCTGCTGTGTGTGTTCCGCCCTGGGTTCTGTGTGGGAACGCGGCGCAAGATGACGCTGAAGACCTTCACGGATATTCAGACGGATCAGCAGATTCTTGTTGGCCTGATGCGGAAAGAGTTTGAGACCTACTATCCTGGTGAGGCTGTTGTCTCTCAGGCGTATGATGTGCCCAAGAATCTGACTTCTTAAGCGCGGTGGTTTTGTTGCTGGGGCGGGGTTTCTCGCCCCAGCTTCGGAGGTCGGTGCTGTGCTGTATTTGTGTTTTTCTGTCTACAATGAGATGCCGCATTTGTGGGATTACATGTTGCGCAGTAAGTACTGCGCTCCTCATGCCAAAGTCGTTGCCGTAGATGGTCGTTATGAAGCTTTCCCTGGCGAGAGCCCGTGGTCGGATGACGGAACTATAGATATCATCCGTGAGCTTGCTGATATTGTGATCGAATGCCCAAACGGAAAGCCTTGGCCGAATGAGGAGGTCAAAAGATCTGCATACTTTGTGGGTCAGGAGGGCGACGAGTACCTTGTAGTTGACGGCGACGAAGAAATAGTTGGACATGTTTCTCCTGATCTGCCTACGGATCTTGACGCGAATGTAGAGCTGCACAGAGATACTGGGCAGCCCCCTTACCCTGTTTTTCGCTACCATAAGCATGACAGCTCACTGAAGTATCACGGGCACCACAATGCTATATGGAGAGGAGGCAGCCATGTTCCTAGGCGCTTATGCAGGACGTGGAAAGAAGGGGATGGCACTGTGAGCTTTCATCTTTTGCACCACACGGTTGTAAGGGATGTTGATAGGTGTAAGAAGCGTGGTGTTTATTATCGTTGGCTTTCTGATAGAGAGCGTAGTTTTCGGGCTATAATTGGAGAGTGAAATGCCGCAGTTGGTATATGTGAAAGCATTGATGAATTATGTTGGGCCTCTAGGGCAGTACGTTAAGGGGCAGGAGTTCAAGCGGCCTGCCGGTCTCAAGAAAGCGTTTGAGGGTAAGCCTCAGCATTTTGAAATATTAAAAATAGTCGATACTGAGGCTGTTGAAGCTGCTCCCCCGGCTAACGGAACCAGGCTTATCGATTATACGGCTATGCCTGGGTACGCATGTGATGCTAAGGACAAGCGTAGGATCAGATGGAATGGGAACGGGCCTGTCGAGTTTGCTGGGCGTAGGCTGTTGCCCGGCATGGAAGCTATTATTCCCTTCTCTTGGCTTAATATGGTTATGAAGTCAGAAGGATTTTCTCAGGTGCGCGGGAAGCTTAAGCCTGCGGATGGGTAGTAAGAATGACTCTTCAAGCTAATGCTATCGTGACCGTTGCCGAAGCTATAGGGTGGCTTGGGGATGCTACGCATCTTACCGATTTGATTTTGGAGCCTTTGGTCGATAGGGCTTCTGATCTTGTCGAGAGGATTACTAACAGGCACTTTGTTCGCAGGTCAGGGGTTACTGTTTACTACAACGGTAATGGGAATAAGTACCTTAGGCTGTTTCATTATCCTGTTATTTCTGTTTCTTCTCTGTACGTGGATAATGACAGGGAGTTTGGTTCTGAAGATTTGTGGGTTGAGGGGGATGATTTTCTAGTTTACAAAGACGACGGTTTGTTGGCTGTGTGGTCGTCTGCGAGTTCTACCCATTCTCAGGTAATTTGGCCTGTGGGGACCATGAACATAAAGCTTACTCTGGATTATGGGTATGCTACTATTCCTGACGACGTAAAGCAAGCTACTCTTGAGATTGTTCAGGATTTGTATTGCAGGAGGACTGACAGCAGACAGGTAGTGTCGGAGAGTATACTTAATTACAGCGTAAAGTACGCTACTACGAATGTTGGCCCTATACCGCAGACTGCGTACGACACCTTGATGGCTTATGCCGATCCTCTTGGTGGTTATGATCTATTCCAGGAGGCGTGATGTCTTTCGATAGGATGCTAGTCCATTCAGCGACTATTAAAAGACCTGACCCGACTACCACGGTAAGGTATAGGGTGAGCTACGTTACTATAGCCACTGGCGTTCCTTGCAGGCTTGTCCCTATTGACGGTAGCACTGTCAAAACCGTGCTGGGTAGTATGGATAAAGCTACTCATGTTTTGTATTTTAAGGGAGGCCAGGAGATAGGGCAAAATTATATCGTTGAGGTCTCCGGGTTTTCTGGGGTAGAGTTTAGGGTAGTTGAGGATTTGAGAGCGTACAAAACTACTGCTTCTTCTCACCATATTGAATGCCTTGTGGAAGAGAGGTTGGATGCAGAATGAGAAGAGGAGCTTTTGGGTTTACGGTACGTGTCCATAGGCCGTACCATCTAGAAAAGAAGATACAGGGGTTTACGGTCGGAGGTAAGTTTTGGAAAGAGGTTTCTTCTGTTTATGCCAACGTGGCTAGGACGATGGTTAAGTTGGCCAGAGAAGCTGCTCCTGAGTTTACTGGTGAGCTTAAGAGGTCTATTAGGGCTGACGTCGATAAATCCGGGTACTCTTCTGAGATCGCGTTTGTGGCTGAGGCCCCTTATGCTGCGGCGGTTGAGGAGGGTAGCAAGCCCCATGCTACGGTGTCTAAGAGAGTGGCGATATGGGCAGAAGCAAAGGGGTACTTGCCTTGGGTGATGTACAGGACAATTAGATTGCTTGGCACTAGAAAGCATCCCTTCTTTTACCAGGCCAGGGATATTGGCGCTGATAAGATGCTTCGTAGACTTGGTGCTGTGCTTAATGGGTACATGAGAGGATAGAACGTGGCTTACCAGCATACCTTGACTCTCTGCCAATGGTACCGCGATAATACGTTGGCTGGAATGACGGCGGCTAGGCCGTCTGGGGTTGCTGCCAAAATAGTACAGTTAGGCGATATTTCTTACTATTCTGCGCGTTCGATTTCTAGTATACTGCCTATTATACTTATTCGGCCTATTAGGGTAGAGCAGGCAGAAGCTACTGGTTTGCACAGTACTTCATTTGTCTATGTTAACAGGATTGTTTACGTTAGAAAGTATTCTCAGAGCGAGGATATAGTCACTGATAAATTAACCGATGTCGGTACTATAGTGGAAGCTATCTGGGCCGATTGGAACTTTTCTGGGTTAAGTCTTGATGCTAAGGGTAGCCAGGTTGAATCTTCTGGAGTGTCTTTGATTGATTATGAGCCTGAAGAGGATATTTTTGCTACTGCTCTTGATGAATCGTTGTCTGCGGCGGCTATAGAAGTTGAAGTTGTTGTTCATTTTTCAAGGAAACAAACATGAGAATAGAGATAGAAACTGATGGGTCTGCGCCCAACACGAGAATCATTATTAATGGGTATCCTATGGAGGATCTCGCTTCTTTTGGGTTCTTTATCAAAGAGAAAGCTGACAGGTGTAAGTTGCAGATCAAGCGTCTTAGTGAGACTGGGCTAGATCCGGTTACTAATTTGTTTGGTCCAGAGATTCAGAGGTACAGTGAGGACATCGATAGGCAGATAGCTATCCTAAAAAGCACCGAAGGTAAGGAGCCCTAAATATGGCTGGAGACGCTGGACTTGGCAACAAATCTTATGTAGGGTTGAACTTTGAAACCGCGTGGGGAACCAAGAATACTGATCTTACTGACTATAATGGGGACGGTGGCCAGAGCCCTTGGATTGACATCAATTCTTGTACTCTCCCTGTGGAGGAACGGCCCTTAAGGGCTTCTAGCCTTACTGGCATTTCCCCGCTGTACAACAAGGTGGTCCAAGGCCCGCGAGGCATTACTGGAGACGTTCGGTGGAATCCGAACTACAATGCCCAAACCCTTAATCGGTTGTTTTATTTGGTGATGGGGCATTATTTCCCGTTTGGCCCGATTGAGGTGCAGTATAGGCCCTC